TCGATATGAAAGAAGTACTTATCGCACTGAACCAGCAACCTATTGCGGTCTACCCCATCTACATCGACATCACCGGAAGCATGACAGCAGGAGTTTTATTATCTCAGGTGATGTACTGGGACAGCAAAATGAAAGGCAATGAATTTTACAAAAACGACGCTGAGTTTATGCAAGAAACCCGCCTAACTCAATCCGAGTTTAAGACAGCAAAGAAGATTATAGGCGATCTACCATTTATCACAATTCAGCGAAAAGGTGTTCCATGTCGCACATGGTATAGTGTAAATCACACCAACCTGTTGGTAGTTCTTCAACAATTCAGTTCGTCGTTTACCTACGAACTAGGTAGTAGGTTATCTACTAGCCAGCGCGGCGTTAACCTACGAACTATTATAGGTACAGAGAATACACAGAAGATTACTACAGAGAATACAACAAGCGAGTTTGTCGAAACAAGTTCGACACCCATCCTTGATGCAGATGAGATTGAAGACATCGAACAACAAATCTATGCTTCAAAAGCGACTCAAAAAAAAGAAAGAAAAAGTGTTGCGCCGAAAAAGAAAGAAAGCGACAACCCCACCCCCATCCGCGAAATGTTCGACATCTACTCCGACCAATACGCCCGAATGAACGGCGGCGAAAAACCGGAGTTTATGCCCAAATACTTGCAGCCAATGAAAAAGCTATACGGCATCCTGGAAGCCCGCCAAATCCAATCCGGTATCGTTCCACTAGACAAGTTGCAGCCGTGGCGGGACTTTATCGAAATGTGGGGCAAGTACCTGCAAGACCATCCGAAAGAAACCTATTTCACTGCCAACTTCAACCCGGCGACGTTTTACAGTCAGTTCAACACGATTATGGCGAAGTTGAAAAACCAGCCCATGACGACGGCGCAGAAGTGGGAGCAGTTTATTCGTGAAAATACAACTGGTTAAAATACCATGTTTTGGGTATTTTTTAAGTGAAATTAAGCCCCTATTTTTGTGACTATCAAAACCAATCTAAAAATGACATACGCAGATTTCATTGAAGCAAAAAAGCATTCTTCTCAAAACTTCGGGATTGAGCCAACTTTTATTCCTGATTCCGTATTCGATTACCAAAAGTACGTTATCGAGTACGCAGTCAAGAAAGGACGTTGTGCGGTGTTCCTTGATACCGGACTTGGTAAGACCATTATCGAAATGGCAACCGCTGTAAATTATGCCAAGGCTACCAATAAGCCCGTGCTTATCATTACCCCGCTGGCAGTTGCTTTTCAATTCATACAAGAGGCAATTAAATTCAACATTGAAGATATTGAGTACTCTAAAGATGGAAAGTACAAATCTAAAATTGTCGTGTGTAATTACGAGCGCCTTGCTCATTTCAACTCCGATGATTTTGATTGTGTTATCTTGGATGAATCGTCTATCCTGAAAAACTTTGACGGTGCAATCAAACAGCAAATTACTAGCTTTTTGAAGCGGGTAAAGTATCGGTTTTTGTTTACCGCCACCCCATCACCTAACGACTTTGTAGAACTTGGAACCAGCAGCGAAGCCCTTGGATATATGGGTTATACTGATATGCTTACCAAGTTTTTCAAGAATAACGAAGATACCATCAGTCCAATGAATATCGGCACTGAGTGGATTTTGAAAGGCCATGCCAAAGAAGCATTTTTTAAATGGGTGTCGGGTTGGTCTATTTCCATGCGCAAACCTTCCGACCTTGGCTTTGATGATTCGCGGCACATCCTACCGGAATTAATCACCAACTACCACGCGATTAAGAACGAAAAAAACTTGGTTGTGAACGGGCAAATTCAGCTATTCAACCAAGTGGCTCAACGTCTAACTGAGGTAAGACAGGAACAGAAAGATACAATTGAATCGCGTTGTGAGAAAGCTGTTTATCTGGCAAGTCCGCACGACCATAGTGTTTACTGGACAAATTTCAACGACGAAGCAAACCTAATCGAGCAACTCGATAGCAACGCTTTTCAGATTAGCGGGTCTATGAACCTGGATAAAAAAGAGGATTTACTTTTAAACTTCTTTCAGGGTAACATCAAAAAGCTGGTCACAAAGCCAAAGATTACCGCGTTCGGTTTAAACTGGCAACACTGTAATCACACCGTATTTTTCCCTACATTCAGCTATGAGCAATATTATCAATCAATCCGCAGGTTTTGGCGGTTTGGTCAACAAAGGGAAGTGACGGTGGATATTGTTTACAGCGACGGACAAAAGAAAGTACTCGATAGCTTGATTGCAAAAACCAAAAAGGCAAACGAGCTTTTCGATAAACTGAATGCCAATTTAAACCAGTCCTTTGAAATCAAGACCAAAGGATTTGATAAGCAAATTTCATTACCAACCTTTCTAAAATAAACCAGTCATGGTAAAAGATCAAATCATCACCGAAGATTTTGCGGCTTACAATGGCGACTGTATGCACGTTTTGCCAACACTGGCAGACAACAGTATCGACCTGAGTGTATACTCCCCTCCTTTCGCTGGACTGTACAATTACAGCAGCCACGAAAACGACTTTTCAAACTGCGAAAGCAAAGACCAATTCATGCAACAGTATGAATTTTTGATCGCAGAAATGGCACGGGTTACAAAGCCTGGAAGGATCAGCGCGGTACATTGCACCGACGTACACAACAATAAGACCGGGCAACTTTGGGACTTTCCGCACGAAATTATCAAGCTCCACGAAAAATACGGAATGGAATACAAAAACCGTATCACCATTTGGAAGGAGCCATTAAAGGTTCGTATGCGCACAATGGTAAAAAGTTTGATGCACAAATTGATTGTCGAGGATAGCACTGAATGTTTTACCGCAATGCCTGACTACCTTTTGATTTTCAAAAAGAAAGGCCAAAACGAAGTATCAGTTACGCACCCGGTCGGATTAAGTGAGTACTTTGGAGAAACCCCGATTTTACCCGCAATGACCGAAAAGTACGGGACTATTGAGGATTTGAAGAAAAAGTACGCAGGCCATGCGGATCCAAAAACTAATAAGCTTTCGCACATCATTTGGCAGCGTTATGCCTCTAGCGTGTGGGACGACATTCGCATCGACAATGTTTTACCCTTTCGGGATGGCAGGGATGAAGACGATGAAAAGCACGTACATCCCTTGCAGTTGGATGTTATTGACCGGGTTGTAGAGCTGTATTCAAATCCTGGAGAGGTTGTTTTAACCCCATTTGCCGGGGTTGGAAGTGAGATTTTTAGCCCTGTTTCCCTTGGCAGAAAAGCAATTGGAATTGAGCTTAAAGAAAGCTATTTTAAGCAATTGGGCTTAAATATGAAAGAAGCAAAAACGCGATTCAAAAGAGCGCAACAAGCAGAACTATTTTAGATTGGTAATTTGGCGGGGCATGTGCGCCCCTCTTTTAAATCCTCAACAATGAACCGTGAACAATTCGCCGCTGCACTCAAAGACCTCCACGCCCCGCTTCAACGCCAGCAGATACGCACCAATGCCATAGGCAAGGCAAAGGGATGGAATAGCAAGGAATACGCTGCTGAGTTCGCCAAAGAGGCCGCGTTAATCAAGTCGCTGGAAATGCCTGAACATAAATTGTGGGCAGAGTTCACGGCTTGGTTGTTGCAGCAGGGTATTAAGGCGGGCACCAGGACGAAGGAGCAGGCTTTGAAAGATATTTACGACCTAGCACACGACGCACCCGAAAGCAAGAAACCAGCTTGGAGGGAAGCGTATAAACAAATTCAAAACTCATGAAAAAGACAAACACGATCCACGTTGAAGCGTCCATTATTGGTACGCTGCTTTGCGCCCCTGAATACTTTGCCACGGCTAACAAGACGTTGAAGCCTGAAATGTTTCAACATTACCGGGCTTTCTATGACTGGATGCACGATCTGGATGTAAACAAAATGATGTTGTGGGATATTCAGATGGTTGCATCAAAGTTTGGCGATATTTCGGATTTGATTGTTGCCTCTGAGCCAGAAACATGCAGCGCACAAATTGCGTACCTCAAAGAAGAATACGACCGGGTGCAAGACGGCTACAAGTACATTAGTGCCGCCGCCATGCTGGAAATCGAAAGCCCGTACAACGTACGTGAATACATTCTAGCACAGATCGGAGAAAACAACGAGATTGAAGCCGACAAAAGCAGGGGTGATCGGATGTACGAAGCCTGGCAGGATATTGAAACCGGGCAAATTGGGGTGCCTACTTGCTGGACTGACTTCAACAACATTACAGGCGGCGTTCAGAAAGGCCAAACCGGGTTTATTGCCGGGACGACTGGAACCGGGAAAACCGAAAAGGCTTTAAAGTTACTTTTGGATTTGGCAAAGTCTGGCAAGCCCGTTGCATTCTTTTCGATGGAGTTAACCGAAAAGCAGATCTGGCAGCGGGTGTACAAGATCGAAAGCGGTTTGAGCATGAAGGACCTATCTAGTAGGGTACTTGATCCTGTTACCGGAAAATACAAACTGGTGCTGCCTGAATACAAAATGAAAATGCTTTCGGATGCCTTGAAGCGGGTTGCAAACATTCCGTTTTATGTTTTTGATATGAAGGAAACGACCAATAAAGGGACGTTGATTCGTCAAAAAATCCGCTGGTGCATTCGTAAGTACGATCTATTCGCCTACTGCCTGGACTATATCCAGCTTTGTGAAACCGGAATTGATAAGATCGACAACAGCGGAAACGACGTAAAGATTCTATCCAAGCTATCCAAAGACTTTTCCGCTTTCAATAAAGCCGCTGGGGTGCTTGGTGTGCTGCTTTCGCAGTTTAACCGGGGTGTTGATACCCGCGCAGACCGTAGACCTCACAAGGAGGATTTACTAGGATCGTCCGCAATGGAACACGCAGCGGATTGGATGCTGCTTTTGTTTCGCCCTGGGGCTTATGAGGATTGGTGCCACCTGCCACAAATTCACGGGCAAATTGTTACCCGCTATAACTACAAAGGAACGAGCTACAACCGTTACGACTGTGAATACATCATTGCCAAAAACCGGGCTTTTGATGGGCAAACCGGGTCGTGGTGGGAATGGCAGGAACCCGTGTCAAATCAATTCCCGGTCAAGCAGGAATCAGCCGCACAGCCGAAATACGACACCGCCGTACCAGCCAACGCCGGGCGGGAGAACCTGGAAGCGGAATTGCCGTTTTAAAATACCATGTTTGGGGTATTTTTTGGTAAATTTTAGCGGCGTAAATTTGTTGAAAATCAAAACGATACAACTATGACGACATTAATGACTTTTGCAGAGTACTTAGTATCGCGCAACAATGTTCGTGATCTATTTTACACTTC